CTCAACAAGTTAGTTTTTTGTTGATAAGCAACAACCGTTTCTTCTAAGTTGTTCGTCTTTTCGTCCTTGATGTTTATTTGTTCCTGTAAATTGTCAATTACCAACGAATCGGAAGCAATAACGCTGTCGCATGAATTGATTAAATAGACAATATCAGTTTTACGAATAGTATCGAGAACAAGAATAGTATCACGACGAGTGCGGTAGGTCGTTTTGGCTGTAAGTTGAGCGTCTTCATATCTTCTGTATGTTCCGTATAAATCAATTTCTTCTTGAAGCAAGCGGTCGTATTCCCCGTTGTTGTAATAAATTATACTGTCTTGTTTTTGTATCTGTATTTCCGTTTGAATCTTCGGGTTGAAGTTCCAAAAAGCTAAACAAACAAGCATCCAAAAAACACTTGTTGCAATTATAACAATAAGTGCGTCGGGTTGGTATTCTCTTTTGTCCATTGTGCGTTAGATTAAATCGTTTCCTTTGTAGTCTGGATGTTCTTTCGACATCTTGTCAATGCCTCGAACCCACAACACGCTAACTAGCGCGCTGAAAAGAAAAATAACTGCAATAATCATAGTTGTTTTTTTTAGGTTTATAAAATATTACCTTCGTGTATTCGGTAATTGTTGACGCTAAAGTAACCATTTTTTCCTTTACTCACAATAGCAAATCCATGATTATATTTTGAGTACGGATTGTAGTCTGGAGATAGTTCGCTCAAACAACCAACACCCCAACAAGTAATAAACTTACCATTCGCGTCGCGTTCGTTGTGCTCCGCTGTTTGGTGGTGGTGTCCGCATAACGCAGAAACCTTTGTCTTCATAAACAACCCACGCGCCACGTTAACCGACGGAAGGAATTGCTTGCCGAATTCGTGTCCGTGAAATATAGACAACTTACCAATGTTTAATTTGCTCTTTCCGTCAATCCATTTCACGTTATGCTTGTCGCAATGCGTAAGCGAAGGAAAGTCGAACGCGTCAATGTCGAACAACTCAGGTGCTTTGATTCTCATGTAACGCCAGTAACGTTCTTCGTGGTTGCCTTCTTTGTAGTAAATGTTTGCCGTTGGGAACGTGTGTCTTAACGACGCAAGGAATTGACGGATTGAATAAAGTTCGTCTTTGAATTTACGCTTACGCGGATCTTTAACGAAGTCGCTAATCATGTGACAGTCTAACGCGTCGCCGTTTAAAATAATTGAATCGCAGCCTTGTTTGATGCCTTCGTTTATCGCGCATTCAATAGCTTCGTTGTCTTGATATGGAAAGTGCAAATCGCAAAGAATTAAGAACTTCGTTCCTTTGACTTCGACGTGTCGACGCTTCTTTGCGTACGACTTTGGAAGCGCAAAAGGATTCAATGGTCGTGGCTTTTCTTCAAACAACTTTTTATCTGTTGTTACTTTTCTATTGAAGTCGCCATTCTTTCCACGAATCAAACGAATAACACTTCGTGCCGCTTCGATGTTTTTATAGACTTCAGGATATTCAGTAAACAATTTTTTCGCTAAAGTAAGCGAAGGAGTTTCTGAAAACTTACTACAAATTTCCGCTGCTATTGTTCTCGCTGTCGTTAGTTCCCTTGCCATTCTTTGTTTTGTTAGTAAACTTTTCAATTACCGTTCCGCCAAACAAACCGCCTGTTAACAATGCGAGCGTGTCAAACATTGAAATAGGACAATCGTAAGAGCTGAAAACTGCAATGTAACTGATTACAATTAGATTGAGTGAAACAAATATAGCAATAATGCGCTTGCTCGATACTTTTGAACAAGATGTTAATAAAGAATTAAACCAGTCTTTCATATCATTTTTAAAATTAGTTGAACAATTAAACCGCCAACGATACCCGCTGCGGTTGCGATACCACCCAAACGCGCTACTTGAAGGCGTTGGTTCTGAATGTACTTGTCGTGCTTTTGAACCTTACTCACAAGACCTTCAATTTTCATTTCGTCGTCACCAATCAACACGTGATAAATACGGTCGATTTTCTTATTCATATTTTGAAGCTCTTCGTGTATCAATTGAATCTCGTTTTCTGCGTTCATGTCTTAAAATATAATTGTCGTTATGCCTTAAAATATAATTGTATTTCAGCTTCACGACGACGAACCAAACCCTTCAACACAACACCACCGCCCTTGTTCCACAATCGAAACGAATTAGCTATTGTTGGGTCTGTTGGGTTAACGTTTAGTTTCTTGAATACTGAAGAACGTTTGAAGCCACCCGTTCCGATGTTGTACGCTAGTGAAACACACGCGCTAAATTGGTTCTCGTTGAGCGGTTGCAAAATGAACGGAGCAATCGAAACAGCGAACTGGTCAATTATAAACTTCGCTAATTCGTCTGCGCGTTGTTGCGTGATTACGTCGCCTTCTTTCACACGGTCGCCATTCTCGTAGAAGGTATTTCCAAAACCAATCGTCCATACGTTAGCGGGACACTTGTACGCCTTCAATCGACAACCTTCAAAATGTTTTATAAGTGCGTAACCTTCAGCATTAATTTTCATTCGATAATTTCTTTATTTGTTTTTCTTTTTTGATTAGATACTTACGAAATTTTTCTTCGTAAATCTTTTGTTTTACCATGTCTTTCTTCCGTCCCCTTGTAGCCATGTTTTATTTTTTAGTTATCTAATCCAACCTAAGCCTGGTCTTCTATATTCGTATGGTCGTCGGTCACGTCCCGAACTAATCTCGAAAGCGTTCGACGGATAGACATTTGTTTGCGACCAAATTTGGTTTGTTGTATTCGTCGTGTATTCGGGAAAGTCGCTCGAGTTCTGACACAAAAAGTCGACCATTCGTTGCGTGTAAAACATCGCTTGTTGTCTTGCTTGATCGCGGTAGTTTTGTAAGTCGGTTTGTGAGATAGGTTGAGTGTCTTCGCTTGTGCGAATAACAAGACTTCCGTTATCTGTTTTAACGTACAAATGCGGAAGCACTTCGTACATAGTCCACCACATTACCATTCGACGCAAGTAATTGTCCAGAAGGGTTGCGTATGCGCCTGTAATGTCGTCGTTCACAACGTCTTCTTTTATGCGGTTGTACAAATCAGTTCCTAAATACAACTGTGCGTACTTGTCTTGCGCTAAATAGATAGCAGGATACATTAATAATGGATCAACGCTGCCGTTTATCCAGCTATATTTTTTGATATAATTTTCGTCAATGAGTAGAACTTCGGGTTGTAGTGCCATTTTTTATTTATATTTTAGTGATGCTCTGTTGGGCATATCGTTAGGACGAACCGCTTCTCTGCCTTTTGGAAATAATTCGTTTGCAACACCGCCTGTTATAACTCTGTCGTTGTTCAATCCGTCGTTAGGAAGGAAGCGACCTTTCTCTCTTTTGCGTACAAATACTTTTCTGAACCATGCGTGGCGACAATAAACACCGCCCTTGAAAATCCAAATAGAATATCGTGATGCCCCTGCTGGTGCGAAATCATCGTTAACTCCGTCTTTCTCCATTTCTTGAATGTCTTCGTAACGGAATAACGCTCCTTCTTTTGATAGCGCAACCATTTCTTGACAGAAATCACGCGTTACCAATTCGCCGTCTTTGTATGTGAAATTTGTTGAGTAGTAATAGCGAACTTTATAAAGACCTGTGTCAAGTTCTTTGCTCGCTTCGTCAGGGTTTGAATAACCGCGAACACTCATAAATTCGGTGCGGTAATTTTCTTCGCCTTCTGGGTTGGTTACTTCTTCGTCAGAAATTAACTCCCATTCTTCTTCGTTGACGTATTCCGCTTTCTCTTTAAGATAAGCCAACCACAACGCGCTATCTTCTGCGCTTATCTTGTTTTCAGCAGCAACTACTTTTTTTTTTAATTCAGCAGTTTGAACCGTTGGTTGAACAACAACAACTTCGTCGTCAAATGGCGAGTTCATTTCGATATTTATTTCTCCTAAAATTGGAGTGAAAACACGTTCGATGATTCTTTGGTATGGCTTAATAACTTGATTGTTGAATATCTCCAAACCAACCAACATTTCGTCTTTGTTCGAACCGAATCCTGTTGTATCTCTGATTCCGTGAATCAATGGCGAAACAACGCGGTGTCCAACCATAATTTGCTTCGCTGTTTCTTCACTTAAAAACTGATATTGCTTATCTGCGTCGCTTAGTGGAAACGATTCGATTTGTGGAGCGCGTGTAGGATCTTCGTTGAAGGTCATCAAGAACTTGCCAGCGTTACTTGCACCGCTCAAACGTGTTTCCCACTCACGACGTATTGCCTCACGTTCTTCTTTCTGCGGTATTCCGTTCAAGAAGTTAATAATGAATGAAGGGAATAGTCCGTTCAAGATATTGTTGACGTGGTAAAGTCCCATTTGATAACTCAACTCAACGTAGTTTAACGCACCAAAATAGTCAGGCTTCGCGTAGTACGAAGAACCTGCCATCATTCCGTGAGCGTAAATAACTTGACGCGGTTGTTCTTGTGCAATGGACGGATTGAACGCAGGAATAAACTCTGGCTTTCCTCTTTTACTTCTTACATTAGCCCAATCACGAGAATACCAAATTCCTGTAATATCGTCTTCGTCTTTATCGTATGCAAGGCGACAGTTCTCAAAAGGCAAGTGGTTGATTTGTACAATGCGAGTAAAGTCCAACGACCAAATAACCTCAGCACAAAATGAACCTTGAAGTTTTAAGTCGAAAGCAATTCCTTGAAGCGCATTGTCGAGAATCGTACCCGTTCCTTTGCCCTCAATCATGTAAGCAATTGAGTTCGTCAACGCGTTATGAATAGGGCTATTGTAGTAAAGCGTTATGAGGTGCTGTGGAAATAAGTTATTGAAACCGTAGTCAATCCAACCTGCGCGATTCTCTTTCTCGATTGCTTCAACTGGTTCGTATGCCGAAAGATTTATTGATTGTATGTTGCTCATGTTATGCACCTGTATAAATTACGTCAACGGGAATCGTTGGCGAAGAAACGTCAAAGAAAATTGTCCCGTCTTGTAAAATCATTAAACTCTTTTCAACCAACCCGACAACGGAAGCATCGGTTGGATCTATATTGCTTGAGCTGTTTTGTCCGTACACTTCGTAGTGGTAACGTCCTGCATCGACAAGACCAACTGTTGTAAGTCTTATTTTTGTTACGCGTTCGTTCTCGTTTATTACTTCGACGACTTGCGCTAGTTGTTCACCTGTCATTTCGTAGGTCATGACAAGAAGGTAGTGTGTAAAGGCAACGTTGAAGTAAGCACGTCCTTCGTCTAACGAAAGATACGCGTATTGATTCGCTGTATTTGTGTTGAGATAAACCATTCTATCTTTCCTTTACGTTAAAATTACATCACAGAGGAGCGCGTTGCTCCTCTATGTGTAAAAGTTTTTTGATTAGTCAAGAATTGACAAAGGAGTACCGCTCAATTTGTACGCTCTCTTTGGAGTTTCGTGTACAAATGCAAGTGTGTATCCGTTCATGTCACCAAGTGCTGTTCCTGTCCCTGCTGTTCCTGTTGAAAGGTCAGCACCGAACTCGTAACCAACAGCCCACCAGTTGTCGTTTGAATCGTTAACGAAAACCATTGGACGACCCTGTGCAACTGTTTGCAACTCCAAACGCTTTGGAGCGCTTAATTTGTTTAACATAACGTTTACCGTCTGCGTGTAGAAAATAGTTCCTGCATCACGATTGAAGTTGATTGTTTCTTCGAACGATCCTGTTTGCGTTGGTAATTCGTAAGTGTACAAATCACCTGAAACTGGACCAACGATAGCAGTAACAATTTCGTTTCCGTCAAAAGTTAACGAAGTAACCGTGTCACAAAGAATAATTTTCTTAATTCCACCGATGCCATCTTTGCAATCCAGTGTAAATCCTGTGCTTAATTCACATGCCATAATATTTATGTTTTTTATTAGCACAAAAGAGGAGCGGTGTTTAGCCGCTACCTCTGTTTATGCAAGGGTTAGAATGGTATTGATTAGGCAGTATATTGGTAGAATGCAATCTCGTCACCGAAACCGTATTGTACACCTGCGAAGAAAGAACAAGCGAAACGAACGTTGTCAGAAAGGTCGTATTGATACATGTCCAAAAGTGCAACGCTGTTCCATTGGTCTAACAAGTTAGTACCAAAAATCAAGTTCGACTTCTGATAAAACGCCATTGTGTCGTCAGACATACCTGGACATTCAATAACGTCGTACTGTCCCTGCCAGTTCATTACAACTGATTCGCCTTGGTAAAGGTAGTAACCACCACCAAGTCCTAAGATAGCTGTTCTGTATGCCTCAGCAACGTTAGAAGAAACTGCGATAACAGGTTTCTCAGTAGCACGCTTCACGCGTGTTGGAAGTGTCAAAACAAGTTTCGCCATTTCGTCGATAACGTTAGCGGAAGTAATTGCTTCTGGATCAGGAACGTCAAGAACCGCATTGTCAGCCAAGAACAATGTTTCGAAACCTGCGTATTCGCCTGAGTTAGCGTTAACACCCTGCCATATCAAGACCTCGTTGCGAGCTGCAACACCTGCCATAACGTTCGCTATAATAGCGTCGCTCAAAGAAGCGTGAAGTTGTCCGTTTTGCTCTGAAGAACTTTGCCAATCCTGTAAAAAATCTTTCTTGCAAAGTTGACGATGCACTTGAAATTTTTCAAGTGTCAAGATACGCTCGGTTAATGTAACCGTTCCAAGTGGAGTGAAGTCACACGTCGGAGCTTCGAAAGAAACGTTGTCAACGAGCTTGCGAATAACTTGCTTGTATTCGATGTTCTCTCTGATTGTAACCGCAGCCAAAGACTCGTTACTTAAAAACGCAGCGCGGATATATCCTGCTGCCTCTCTACCTGCGTAGGTAGTTGTTAATGATGTTGTAGTAGCCATTTTTTATTGTTTGTTTTTTTATTTTTTAAGGTGAAATACGAAACGTTCTTCTGCCGACATTTTAGCGTATGGCTTAGAAGGTGTTTGTTTTGCTTGCTTTACTTCTTTGATAGAAGTCGCAGCAGGCTGTGCGCTTAATTTTGTTACTTCGCTTGAAAGATTCTCGTTCGCTTTTTTAGCGTCTGAAAGTTCGCTTTCCAACTTAGCAACCAACGAAAGAAGTCCTTCAACCTCTTTGCTTAGTGATTCGTCAGTAGATTGCTTTTCAGCTTCTACTTCAACTTCAACCGCTGGTTCTTCTTCAACCATTGGTTTCAATTCAACAAGTAGTCCGTCTGCAACGACTACAATAACCCCTTCCGCTGTTGTGTACTCTCCGTCCGCAACAACAACCTCGTTGCCGTCTGCGTCTTTAGATAATACACGAACGCCTGGCGCCCAAGTGTCGCTGTCGGAATAAATGCTTGTTCCGTCTGCAAGAA